AGAGCGGTGTAACGCCTTCCGTTTCGCATTCGCCAGTGATGATTGCGTTGAACAGATCGACAATCGTCTGGGCGTTGGTTTTGGACTGAATGGTTAGTTTCATTTCTTGGTTAGGTGATGGTTCTCGGTTTGCTCGCGCGTAGAGTTTTCAAGTGCATCCAGTTTTCGCATAACCCGTTTTCCGTACGCGCGTGATGATGATCTTCTAAGGGCTTTTGGCCCACCTTGCCAGAGTCGAGCTAAAGATTCGTCGCTGAGGTGTTTGCCGTAATGCGCGAAATAAGACTCCGCAATGAAGATCGAAACGGCGCGGTTGGTTACCTGTTGGTGCGCGTAGTGCGTCCCCATGATGCGGTTAACGTCGCGGACCATGATCGATTTGATTTGAAGCGCGCCAAGCTCGCCGTGACGGCCTCGGGCATGATCGTTTCCACCGGATTCGACCTGAATGAGGGCGGATAAAAGGAGTGGATGCATGATTTGATGCGCGGATGCGGTTTATTCGTGGGATTTGATGTAGCCGATTCTCAGTGAATCTTCAAACAGCGTTTGCATTGGGGAAGCAATCCGACGCTTCCGCTTGGCTTTCCGCAACGGACGCAAGGTCTTCCTTTACCTTTAATTTTCGCAGGGGTTAATCGGAGTTTTCCGCTCTTTTGCATTTCCGCAATTTTATCCCATGAAAGGCCAAGCGGACGGTTTTCTAGTGCGTCCCTATGCAACGCCAACGTCTCATCCCATGTTGGTTTCGGCTTCAAATCACCTTCAATAAAGCGAACAGGTTTCCCGTTGGCTTGTAGCATGGTTTTCATTGCTGGCCTTTCGCCTTGGCGATTACCTCGCGCGCGTAGTCCAGATCCTCGTCGTCGGCCATGGGGTGCACCAGGCGTTCGAGGGCGGAGAGAAGATCTGGGGCGGAGGCGATTAAATGGGCGGCGGCAGGGTCGAAAGTCTTCGCATAGTGGTTGCCCTGATTCGTGATGATGACGAAAAAGTCGTCAACTTGCGTGATTTTGAGCGGAAAAGGGCCGGGGGTATGGGTTTTCATTCGTAGATGTTTTCGGTTTCGGGGGTTTCGGCGGTGACGATGCGCGTCGTTTCGAGGAATTCGGACAGTTCGCCAAACTCATCGCGCGCGGCGAGGGCTGCGTTCCGCGTGGGGAATAGACAGGTTTCATAGGTCTGGCCGTCGTCGGATGATTCGCGGAGGTCTGACCAGCCGCCGGTTGAGGTTGAGAGTTGGATTTTGTAGCGCATGGGATTTAGGCTTTGACGGTGTACTCAGACGCGAAACGAATGCCTTCCGCGCGGCCTGATTCGGAGCCGCCTAGCTCTAGGCTTTCTGTCAGCGAATCGGGAGCTTGACGGCTCCAAGCGTTCCAGTGATTCCGCGCGTCGCAATGCGGGATGCCGCAGTCGCGGTGCAGGACATGCGCGAAGGAGGAGAAAAAGTCGTCGCGAACCTCGCTGACCTGATCGTCCATTCCGATTTCACGCATCAAGTCAGCCTCAAGGCGTGAAAGGCGCATGTTGGGGAGAATGCGTTCCACGACGAAAACTTGCGCGTCGGCCCAGAGTTCAGGTCCTGCGTTGGTTCTGACGTACAGACTGAGGTCGTCGAACAGATAGAAGCGCGTCGCGTCAGGCCTTGGGTCGTCCTGAAATGCTTCGCGCAGATTGTCGGCGAACGGCTCGAATGAGGTTTCAACAAGTTGTTGCTCCTCGTCCGTCAGGCGCGCGTCCATGCGGTAGTTATGGTGCAGGTACGCGCGGACGGATTGCGGCAGGTCATGCGCGTCAAATGCGCGGATTGCAGGGTCGAAACATTGGATTTCTTGAATGACTTGGTGAATGGTTTTCATGCTTTGGGATTGGTTGCGGATAGATTGGCCTACCCTTTCGCGTCACGCTTGCGGCATGGCGCGCGGAGGATAGGTCAAAGTTCAGACAGTGAAGACGTGAGCGAAAGAGCCGTCAGGAAGGCAACCAGTAACAAACTGCCTTGCCCATATGTTTTGCGATGGGTCCTTGCAGATACCATCGTCTTGGTCCTCTGCAATGAACTTCGCAACGAGTTTTCGAACCGCTTCCCGGTGGCATTCGTCGCCCGATAATTCGTAAGGATAGGGTATGGTAATTGAGCCGCGTTCACACGTTGCCTTGATGCGTGAACCGCGAGTGTTTGTTGCGGGTAGATACTTTGAGTGGATTGCTTGCATGGATTGGATTCGGGTTTGGTTGGATGTTTTATTGGAGATTGAACAGCGCGCGAAAGTCCGCGTAATCGTAGCACAAGTCCGTCGCGAAGCGGTAGACGCCAATGTCTTCGGCTCCGTCCGCGCGTCTGATCGTGACGAACTGCCACTTTTCAGAATGCATCAGGAACGGCTCTTCAAATGCGCGCGCGCGTAAGAATTCCACAAGTTTCATTCGAAAGATCCTTTCAAATACAGGAATTCGCGACGTGTTTCCTTAGAGTCAAACTCCGGCCGCAGGGTGACGGTCTTTCCGTCGCGAAAGGCTATCGTTGCCCCATTGTTCCTGCGCGCGCCCCATTGATTGAATAGGCGCGAAAAGTCGACGGCCGACTCTATCGTTTCAAATGTCCAGGTTGTCATATGGTTTTTTATTCGTTAGGTTAAGGTTTAGAAAGTGCAGCACCCGCAGCATGGTGCATCTTCACAACGGCCGCGCGCATTGCGCGTGCCTGTCCAACCGGAGGATAGTTTGACGCAAACCAGGCCGGAGTTTTCGGGCATGCGGCCGGTGCATGCGTTGCAATCTATGCGCCAGGCGCGGTTGCGTTTGGTGACGGTGCCAAGGCCAGTCGGGACGTATTCGTGGCATTGGACGCATTGGCCGGGATAACGGTTGATCATTGGATTTGATGGATTGAGTTTTGATTGATTGAGATTGAAGATACGCGTCAACCTACTCTTTCGAATAGATTGAAGCGGACCGTCAACCGGCCGTTGTGATGCGTTGCACCCGTTTTGCACCCGTTCCGTGCGGTTTAAATCCGACAATGAATCCGCGGTTTCCTTTCGCGCAGAGTCGGCAGGTGTTGCAGGAAATCCCGTCAACTCTTTGGGCCGGACAGATAACTACGCGGTTTCCTTCGGGTGTTGTGAAACGGTCCGCGCTGTCCTGAGGGACAACGGCCGCAACCGGGAGGCCTAGTTTGACCAATTGGTCGGCATGCGAAACAGAGTTTGCAGACAGATTGACAACGAAACCGCGCTCATTGGCGGACCGTAGTGCGGACAGATTATCGGGCGTCAACGGCTTGTGGGTGTATGTGAAACCGCGCTTGCCGACATTGGCGTCCACTAAATCGCGCAAGGCCTTGGCGTCTACCTTGTCTCCGACACCGGGCAAGTCTCCGGCTTGATTGTGACGCCAAAGCTGACCAGCTGGAAAGGAACGGACCTTAGACAGGAAGGAAGACCAGTCAAATCCGCGCTGTCCGCTTGTCACTTTTGACCAATGAAGCGCAAGCGGTCCGGAGTCGGCATAGCAGCCGGATTTCTTGAATGGACAAGCGTCACTGCAAGTGACGGCCGATGATGTTGACACCGGGATTGGTCCGGTTTTGACGTTGGATGATTTGAGGGTTAGGTGAACGTTCATTGGATTTAGTGGTTGGGGGTGATGCCGAAGGAGGATTCAAGGTAGGCAACGAGGAGAACCAAGGCGACGAATAGGGCCGCGATGGTGAAGCGTTTCAGGGTGGAGCGTTTCATGGATTAAATAGCGTTGGTGTCAATGAAAGCGGTTTGAGGAATGACCAGATTTAAAACCCAATGTCCTTCGTCACCGTCACCGGATTCGGAAACATGGACGCGCTGGTCGTCACCGAAGATGGTGACGCTGCAGCCAATGCGGTCGTAATCTACGTCAACGTAATGGCGTTGCAGGAAACCGACGGCAGCGTCAATTGCCTCAAGCGACGGCAGGGTGACGGTGACTAGTTGGGCCGTGGCCACGCTATCGGCGACTGCGGTAAGGAGTTTTTCTTTCATGGGGTGACGATAGACCGGGGCGGGGCGGGGCGTCAACAAAGTTTTCTAAACTTTTTTTTGGAACCTGGTTGAAGTCCACGGGGTTGGAAAACTGGCGGAAAACTGGCATTGCAAGCGGTCATGCAACGGCCGATCCTGACAGCATGACGAAAGCGCAATGGGAAAGAGCAAAAGCGGAGTACCTGACGGGAAAGGGATGGAAAGCGATTGCCGACGATTTGAGCGTGCCGATGGACACTCTAAGGAGTCGTGCTTGTCGGGAAGGCCTGACAAAAGTGAAGGCGCAAATGCAAACGGTTTGCAAAGAAAAGAAAACCGAATCCCTAGAAAGCCTCTCTGCTTTAGTCCGTTCCAAACTAGCGGCCGATGCCGCGTCAACATTGGAACGCATAGACAGCTACGCATTGGACGGAATCAAAGATGAAAGCGTGAGAGAAACGATCCTTGGTAGCGTTGCCAAACGCTCGGCGCTTGTGTTTGGCTGGAGTGAAACTGGAGAGCAAGCGTCTGTTTCAATCAACCTTCTCGGTTCGATGCCTGACAGAATGCCGATGGAAATCGAAGTGAAAGAATCCGAAACGAAGTAAACATAACAGTGTTTGTACGCGACGGGCTGTCTAATGGATTGGATTAGATTAGCTAATGGACGAAAAGGATTGTTTTTCCTAGGGATTGGCACACTTTTTGACTGGCAGGGTGGCCCCCCTTTTGCGGGTGGGCTTCGTTTACGATACCCCCCTCAAAAATTTTCCGCCTTTTTGACCATGCTAAACAAAATCAAAATTGGTCAAAGTATTTCTCTATCAACAGCGGAGCGTAAGCTCGCCCATTTCGTAGCCAAGAATCGAAATGGTAAGAATCGATATTTCAATGTGGTGAACCTGAAGATCAGCGCGGAAGATCCGCATACGGTCGATCTTGAGGGGATTTGTGGTGAGCTGGCTTTCTGCAAGCTGTTCAATGTTTATCCTGATCTGGATACGGATCGTAATCCTCCGCATCCGCTCTACGACGCGCTTGTCCCGCCACCACCGGGATTTAGCATCGATGTGAAAACGACCAAGTATGACAATGGAAAGCTATTGGTCGATGCGCGCAAAGGATCGAAAACCGACGGGGTGGATTTCTACGCTCTGATGACGGGAACCTTCCCAGGTCCGTACACATTCCGTGGAGTCATCGCGAAGGAGCATATCATTCAACCTCACAAACTTGGCCTACTTTGTGGATACAAGAGCTACATGGCAGAGCAGTCGGAGCTGACCGATGAGTTTGAGGCCAATTACTAATTGTGATTGACACTTTAGTCACCCTTATGCGTCAGTGCGCGTAACGACCTTAAGCAATGCGGAGGCTTGGTCAGCCATCGCAAAACCGTCTAAGCGGCAATGACACTCCGCAGGTAGCAGGTTGGATAATCAGCCACCGTGTGGTGGATAGATGGCCAACCATAACGCAGATAACGTCGGTTAATTTCATAATCTCATGGCTTGTCCTAATGTCTTCAACGCCTTCGCGGTGGCTACCGAGTCGCTCGCTCAGGACGTTTATAAACGCGCCTCGTACCGCTCGATGTGGCTCAACATGATCGAGCGCGGCGAGTATCCCCAGGGTACTGGTCTGACCCAGACCTCGTTCACCACCACCTCCATCGAGCCGACTGCGGCTGAGGAGTGGTCGGCCATCACGCTCGCCAGCGGCAATCCCGGCGATAACGCTGGCGCTTGCGATGTCACCTACAACGACGTTCCGGTCGGCTACAATGCCGTTACCTGGAGTCCTGAGCGTTTCGCCCTCAAAGGTCCGCTCTTGTGTAAGGATGATCTGACCTTCGATCATCGCGTCGAGGCGTTCTTGCGTGTGTACTTGGAGAAGCTCTCCATCCGCGCGCAGCGTTCTTGGGAAACCCGTTACCAGAACATGTTCGCCAAGTATGCCATCAAGGCTGTGGCCGACTCGTCCTTCACTCAGGTTGAGACGATTCCGTCTGGCGTGAATGAGTTGCCTTGGATTCAGACCGGCTCCGTTGGTCAGGCGTTGAATCAGTCCACCTCCGAGCTTACGCAGGAGATGCTCGATGTGGCTGCTGCCACCCTGATCCGTAACGGTGCTACCAATCCTGATAGCTCTGGCTTCATCAGCTACAGCAGCGACGGCCCGGTGTTCCCGCTCTACATCGGTCTGGAGGCTTCTCAGCGCATCGCTCAGAACAACCCCGCGTTCCGTGAGGATCTGCGTCAG